TCAGCGATCCGGCTCGCAGTCCAAAATGGACGGGATGTTCGTCCAGCGGGGCATATCACCCTTGTAGCACTCATGCAGCCAGGCCACGGCAGCATCCAGCCCCGCCTGGCTGCCCTCAAACTCAGCGGATCGTATCTTTTCCTCGGCGGTGTGCTCAACGCTCCACGGCCCGGGCCAGACCGTAACGGTCAAAAACTCGATCTTTCGCTTGCCGCTCTCGTCCGCCGGGTCGGCCTTTTTGCCCGGCGTAATGACATACCGCATCCCTTGCTCCGCCCCCGAGTAGGGGTTGCCATTGTGAAACCAGTGATAAATTGGAAAAGCGTCTAACATAATATTTCCTTCTTTGTAAAAAAGAAAAGAGGCTCCCTTCCGGGTAAGCCTCTTTCTTAATTTGGAGCGGGATACGAGTCTCGAAGCCTATTTTTTGACCGTATCACCGCTGTGTATAAGGCAATTGCACCCGAAAAGCGTTTATTTTTCTTTTTTATTGTGTTATAATTCGGACTTTCAAAATTGTATCATGCGGCGCATTTACAGTAACGCATCCAGGCGCTTACGAGCATCTTCCAGCATTTGGGGCTTGAGGGCCATGTAGACCTCGTGGATCATCTTTGCATTGGCGTGACCCACCAGCTGTATTGCAATTTCCTCCGGCACACCAGCCATGGCCAGCATGCAGACGTACTCATGGCGGAACTGGTGACCGCAGACAGGGACGCGCCAAGTGCTGTACTTCACAACCTCGCTGCGACCGCGGCGGTACACGCGCTTGGTGTGAACAACTTCCTCGCCCACGCCGTACTTGCGCCAGAAGCGCTGCCACATCGTTTCGTATTTTTTCAGTGTGATTGGCTTGGTGTCCAACCCGATGATGTAGGTGTCCGGCGGCAGGTGGCGGATTGGCTCCAATGCCTCGGCCAGCATGGAGAGCAGGGGAACTTTGCGGATGCCTGCGGGAGTCTTGGTGTAGTCTCGCATGTGTGGCGCGTTGTTAATGTGCTCCACGGATTTGTAGATGTGGATGACCCTCTTTTTAAAGTCGATGTCCTTCAGCTGGATGCCCAGCATCTCGCCGCGGCGCTCTCCCGTGCAAAGGTACGCCACCGGCAGCAGCGCATCCGGGTCCAGGTAGTGATCCTTGACGATCTGCACTTGCTCCTCGGTAGGCGGTGGACGCTTGCTGCGGGGCAGGCCGCGGGGCATCCGGGTCTGCACTGCAGGGTTGCAGTCACCGCGCCACTTGGGACTATCGATCCAGAACTGGTAGATGTTGTTGATGACGGTTTTCTGGTTGCTGACGGTCGAAGCGGAACAGCCCTCGAAAACAGGGGAGCGCAGGAACTCGGCGATCATGTAGGGCTGGATCTCCCGCATGCGGTACTCACCCAGAGCCTCCCGGGCGCGGCGGATATTGGGCATGTAGCTGCGCCGGGTACCCTCTTTCATCTTTTCCACAATTGCCTGGTACTCGTCTGACACGACAGAGAACAGCGGCCCAGAATCGCGGGTAATGATACGCTGGCGCTCCTGCTCCTCGTATTCTTCCTGGGCTTTCTGGATGTCGGCCCACACCTTGGCCGGGTCCTTGGCGGTGAAAGTCCGCCGTTTGTCGCCGATCAGTTCATTGCGTTGGTAGCGGCCATCCTTGCGCAGGATGAGCCCTGCTGTGATTTTGCGACGCATATTTTACCTCCTTCAGGGTACACTTTGACAAGCCTGCCCGAAGGTGGTACAATACGATTGCTGGGTCGATTGTTCCACCTTGTGGGCAAGCTGATCTATCAAAACGCTCCATGATTGCCGTCGTGGGGCGTTTTTCTTTTTTGTTATTCTGCCATGTTCTCGGAATCCCAAGACGTGACAAGTTCGCCGGAGTCGGCGTTGACGAAATCTACGTGGATATTTTCCGGGATATCGCCGCTTACGATGCCGTAGGTCTGGCCGCAGGTGGCGAAAATAAGCACCGACATCGAATCACTAATAGCGGTCTCGCCGGGCTTGGTGGTGGTTTTTACGGTAAAGCTTGTGTAATCCTCGTTGTGGTCAATGGCTGTAAAGTTGGGATAATCCTCTGTGCCAACCATACCATCCAGCGTGGACTGGATGGATTCTGAGATACCGTCCACGATAGCCTTGTGCTGGTCTTTGCTCATCACATAGGTGACGCTGCCATCCTCGTTGATCTGACCGCTGTGGACCTTGCCGTCCGCGACCTGCTGGTCGATTTCCTCCTGGGTGATGTCAGTAGCAAAATCGGCAGGGAAGGTGATGGTCACATCGAAAAGGCCTTTATCCACGTCGATGCTGCCGATGTCGCTTAGGGCCTGCTCGGCCTCATCGACCGTCGCATCCAGTTCAGAATCTGCCGAGGGTTCTTCGGCGGTTGCCTCGGATTCCGAGGACGCCGGAGCCGTTGCTTCAGACGATGCCGCCGGGGTGGATGTACCGCAAGCGGTAAGACCGGCCAGCATGATGGCGGCGAGGGTTAAAGAAAGTTGTTTTTTCATGGGATCCCCCTTGCATTTTATGTGCTATTTCACGGCTCAGCGCCATTCCTTTTATTGTACATCTACCACCTTATTGCCCTTGCTGCGGTTGCACCGCCAACAAAGAGTTTGCAGATTATCCTCGGTCGTCAATCCTCCCTTGGACACAGGGATGATGTGGTCGATTTCCAGTAAAAGATGCGGTTCAGCCTCAATTGATGCACCGCAGCATTTACAAGTAAAATGATCACGTTCTTTGATATGCTGGCGGAGTTTACTGGTCATAAGCGCCCGCTGTCCCGCCACGCTCTTGCTGAACTTGATTTTTTCAGACAGGTAGACGACAAAACGGTTCAGGTTGTCGATGTCCATAACGACATCGTAAGTCGTACCTGTGTTGCCCCCCGCACTAGTATACTTGAATTCATATTTAGGGAAGTATAGTGTACTGAAATCCACTTCCTCAAAGCCAAGGTTCTTTTCCAGCTTCTTTTGACTGAACTTTTTGATAGCCCAGGGAATGTCCGCGGAAATGCTCTCCAAAATTGCCTCACGCTCAGCCTTTAGAGCAACCTTGCCGTCTTCAGCTGCGGAGAAATCATTCAAGGCCGTTTCAAATTTTTCCAGGGTTTCCTCATCAGCCTTAATGCCAAAGTATTTGCAGATGTACTTAAAAGGTTCTTTCCGCGCGTTATCGCAAACGGTGCGAGAGCACTCGTAAATGTAAGGTGCGTACGTTTGATTCTTCAGTGCATCACGCTTGACGTTCCATCGGCTGTTGTCGTGATAAACAGCCTCTCCATAGTCCGTACGATTTACCACAAGCGCTGTGCTTTTCAGCTCTTCGATGTGGTCGTTTAGATCGTTGCAATCTTGGATGTGATTTTGGATTTTTCCTTTTATAGCGCTAAAACTCTCACCTTTAAAATAGATAGAAGCGTAAATTTGATAAATGATCGCAATCACAGCCAAAAGCAACAGTAGTGGCCACGCATAGACTAACAGCGCAAGGATAAGGAAAAAGACTAAGCATCCTGTCAAAGCGTTCATTGAAACACATCTCCTCTTATAATACCACCGAAGCGGATTTTACCGGTTGAAGTCTATACCCCTGCATTCCGTCCAGTAGTGCAGGGCTTCTTTTATATAATCCTCGTCAAGGTTAAAATACTCGGCCAACTGCCAGGGCTCGGTAAAGCCGCAGGCCATGGCGTGGCGCAGTTCCTCCACAGGCAGATACTTTTCGACCGAGGCCGCAAAGGCTTTGTTCTCGGCCTGTTCCTTGATCTCGTAGGGGCTGTACGCCAGGTAGAACGCCCCGCTCAGATAGTGCCCGGCTTCGTGGGCCAGCACAGTGCGTTCTTTGGCAGCCGTCTTGCAGTGCGAACGGTCGATGACCAGGAAGTTATCCATAAAGGCGATGGCAGTGTTGGCTTTCAATTTCAGCTCGGCCACATCCACCCCAAGCCCTTGCAGGTCATTATACATTGCACCGACAGACGTGTTCATCTACTTAAACACCAGTTCCTTTTCGTTTGTTTCGCTCTGCCTTAACGCGCATCGATGCCATGATGTCGTCGATGTCATCCTCGGTCAGGTGGTCTTTCACCTTACCATAAAAGGCAATCAGTTGGTCTTTCATTTCGGTTTCCGGCTGAACTTCGCCGATCAGATCATCCACGGACACCCCGAAATACGCCGCCACCTTCGCGAGAGTTTCGCCGGAAGGTGTGGCCCCGGTCTTTTTCCACTTAGTTACCGTTGAATTGCTCAGCCCGATTTCGTCTGCTGCCCGGCTAAGACTTATGCCTTTGTTTTTACAAAGTGCGGCATATACGTCATAAAACACAATTTCCGACGCTCCTTTTTGTGCAGAGCGCTAAAACTAACCAAATTCAGAATTTACGCTTGACTTTCTAACCAAATTCAGATATTATAGTGACACAGATTGAATTTGGTAAGGCACAGAAAGCCCCCACAGTCTGTTGGCTTTGGAAAGATTTTTGCGCTGATATTTGTTGGCGCTTTTATCTTACCGCAAAATCTAACCAAAGTCAAGTTTTTATGAAAAAGGAGGTTAGATTTGTATGCCTGCACAATGGACGGGTGAACTTGTTGGGAAAATGCACAATGCGGGTGTCACTGCAAAGCAGCTGGCAGCCGAGATGGGCAAGAACCCCAAGTACGTTTCCCAGGTCTTGAATGGGCACTATTCGCCCAAAAAGGCAGAGACCGAGTTCAACGAAGCTTTCAAACGACTTGTCTCTCCCGAAGCCTGACCCCATTATACCACCTTGCCTGTCCCATTGTCCGGACCGGCAAAATTCGACAAGGAGATGATGCTTTCATGCCCCGCGAAAAGCCTTTGTACCACGACACACTGTCCAGCGTACGCGCCCGCGCCACCGAACTGTTCCCCGGCGAACTGCTGTTTGGCCCGACCAAGGTTGCAAAGATCCTGGGCCGCAGCCGCGCCTGGGTATATCGACACTACGGCAGTTTCAACAGCATGACCGTCGAACAGATCGCAAGCCTGATTTGCTGAACCACGAAAGGAGAAACACTATGCCCACAAACAAAGAGGCCGCCCAGGTGTTGGCGCACCCGAACGGCCAGAGATGTGAACTCACGCAAATTCACAATCATATTTTACTGCATGTCGTGCGTTTTGGCAAGGTTTTTTGCAAGACCTGCGCGGTGATGCTGGCCCTGCTGGGGCTGGCCGCACTGGCAGCTTTGCCCACGGCCACCGTCTCGGCGGTGCTGACGCTGATCGGCGCCATCGCCGCC